GATCTGACTAAATTCGCTGCTTGAGGCAAGCGGGACAAGTGACGCTCAACCACATCAAATCAAACTTTAAATCATCACTATGATGTAAACCGCATTTTGTTTCAGGCAAAGAATTATCATTATAATACGCAAAATCTAATTTGTGTATTGAATATCGACCGACTTTTTTCTTTGGAATGATGTATCCCAATCGCTGCAACTTCAGTCTTTCATTTCTATACTTATTACCCGACAAATACTCTAGATTCTCTACTCGTATTTGCCAACCATAAACCAACTCGCCATTACGATTATATAATTTTTCGAGTTGCATTTCTTCGTTCTTTTTCTTTTTGATCCTAGCCTTAGCTTCCGCTCGAATTTTCTTCTGGCGTTCGGTCATATTTTTTCCTCAATGCGTCAGCATCTAATGTGCCTCTTTCGCCAACAACGATATGCCCACTCATACAGTTTTGACATTGCGTAGGGTGGCGAAGATACGTCAAACGCAGTTGCAAGCAGTAAGTACAGAAATATTCCATATCGACTGAAACGTATTCCATCGTTACAGATCCTCTAGCGTGTCAAGTAAATAATTAAAATAAATTTAAGTGCCTTCGGTGATGTTGTTAGGTCGAATAGCGTAGCCTTGATTGGGCGGCGCGAAAAGGTGAAATCGGTTTTTGCTAAAATGGTCATAGTCAAAAAAGGAGAATAAATGGAAGGAATCGAAATCGGTAAACAACGGGTTAGAAAAGTTGCGGGTCATTACGCATTTTTCATCGAAGGATGGAAGCGCCCGAAACACGAATATGAATCCCGCGCGAAAGCTCAAAAGGTGATTGACGTAGTTAACGAAAAATGTAAACAAAAAGGAAAGGAACCGTTTGAAATAAAAATTGTTCGGAAGTATGTAAAGGCACATTCGTATAAATACTCGCCAATCTATTTCAACTTCTAGGAGATAAAATGAAAACCGGAGATCAAGTAAAAGTCTGGAATCATACGTTGGGCGGCGAATTGTTTGAAGAAGGAACCGCGCGTTTGTGTAGACGCGATCCCGATTTCAAAAACCAAACGATTCAAAGACTCGCCACTTCTTACACTGATGAAAATGCAAAGGAAGGACAATTTGAAAGGTGGATGGTGCTTTTCCCCAACGATGGAAAAATGTCTGTTTCTAGATGGGTAAGAGATGAAGACAATTTGACTGATCCATTTGCAGTCGCAAATAAACGACTTGGGAAACTTGCGAAAGAACTAAGCAAAGATCCTGAATTGAAAAAGATCCTTTAGCATCAAGCCTTGATTGGGGGCGTTGTACTCAATCATTCCATCTTTCGTATTTGCCTTCACGAATCTTTTTGATGAATCGTTCTAGCATAGGGTATATTTCAGGTTCTATAATAATGATGTTGCTGACGCTGATTCCGTTTTCCGTAGTCAGCACCAAATTATTGCATTCGTCAATAGCTGCGTAAACAGCATCGCCAATGTATGTGGCGTTTTTGTTCGTGGGGCTATTGGCCATTGTCATTTTATAATCCTTTGCTGCTTTTTAACTAAGTGAACAATTTTCCCCAAAATAACTTCGCTATCTTCGCCGGTATAAACTTCGTAAATTTGTCGCGGGTCAAATTCGCTAACGATAGAAATTTGGTAAGTCGAGTTTTTATGAAGACCGCCGAACCAAAATACAGTTCTGCTACCAAGCTTGGTGTTTTCGATTCTGTTGATTTTGGTTATGTCTGGAAACAGGATCGGGTTAACCTTTGCTTCGGCTTTGGCCCGTCTGAGTACAACGTCAAGCACTTTGGTTAGCGTTCCTTTATGGCGGTTGCGGTTGCGCCATTCTCTAAGCATTTTCCATAGCCCTTTTCAAAATCTCGCAACCCCTAGAGAGTGGGGCCAATTCGTCGCTCCCAACATCTTCGTTGATAGCTGCTAGTGCCTCTGCAACAACCTCTGTTTTGATGTAGGGGATATCTTCTGGCACATTGGGGCTATCGGCCCAATCATAATAATTTTCGCCCCCATACGCATAATCTAGCGTCAGCCAAATTTTATCAGGCGCTTGATCGGTTAGATGATCTTCACCAAAACTTATTCTGTTTCCACAGAAGGGGCAAAATATAGTTTTGTGTATCGTTTTGGCTTGGTTGAATACTTTTACGTCTGCAACACCGCCGCATTTGGTTTCATATTCACCATTTTTTAAATCAGTTTTCCAAATGCAAAACATTAGAAAAAATCCTTTATGAAAAGGCCCATTAAAACAACCCACACCAAAGTACCACCACCTAACAAAATCCATTTGAGCATTTTAGGTTTTTCCTTTCTGATTATGTCGATTGCTCTATCATGACAAATGCAATCGCACCAACCGCATTCTTTATGATAACCGCTAACGCAACTGCTCATTGCGATAGTGTTGTAACGCGCTACTTGGTTTTCTGTTGGTGTATGGTCTTCGTATTTGTTAGAAATCTCGTCAATAGCAGTTTGTCTATCAAACGACATTTTGTATTTCCTCTATTCCATCAAAACAAGCTTTCTTGATCAATGTTAGGTTTGCTGCGTCTTGCCATCTTGTAAAATGGAAATAGGGTTCTGATTTGCAAAGTTTGCCCGCGCAAACTCTGCATTCAGAACAAGCAACGTCAAGAGGCTCAAGAATTTGGATTTTCTTGGGTGCTTCCCTCAATTATCTTTTCCTTTGTAGTAACTACAACATCCAATTCGGGTATTAGTTCACCCAATTCAATTACAGGGAAAGACGGGTGCTTAACTTTTACATAAGCAATCCCTTCGCCAGTTACGGTGTATATCGACTCAATATTTAAGTCTTTTGGTAAATCTGTTATGAATGGTTTCAATCGACCGCAAATAAATTCTTCGATCATGATCAAACTAACCTTAATTACCATATGACCCATTTCAGGCTCAATATCGCTATCAGGTTCGCGCGGGTTTTCTAAATCTGTTAGATATGTGTCACTCACTTTTCAATTCCTTTTATGATTCTACCAAGTTTTCTATCCAATCTTTCCCATGAAACAGCATACACAACCATCATTGTTGATAGCATTGTAACAAAACCAAGAATTACCTTTGACAAAATTATTACCTTTCATATCCCCAGACACAATCATATTTTAACCCTTTTTATAACGGTGCTTCCCAGGTATTTAGCCTAACATCCAACTGCCATAAAGCCCTCACCCAATTTGGGCAAGGTAACGTAGCAAATATAACATAACCGATTACTTCTTTGTTGTGATAGTTCTTTCTAGTCCTATACCATAGACGCCGGTTTTGAAAAGCTTGAATATCAAGCACATCATTAACCAACAGTATATCGCCGCTCGTTTCAAACGGAGTAAGTAAATCACGTAGTTTTTCACCGGACCTAACAGCATAATCTACCTTTGAAAAATTTGGATATCGCTCTAGTATCAAATCGCGTATACATTCCCAATCTTCATTTGAAAAAGTTCCGCAGTCGATATTCCATTCAGCTGTTCGCCCGCTGTATAGTTGGAATTCGCCTTTACGGAAAAGTGTCATTTAGATTTCTTTCGCACTAAACTTAGTGCATTTTCTTACATCATTTTTGATGCCGAATGTCAACAATCATTTCTTCGTCATTCATCAACTCTTTTTCTGCTTCTTCTCTAGTCGCAAACAACAAAATGTTTTCTGGCAATTGTGTGTATGGAATCATGTAACCATTTTTAGCAACGAATGACGGGTCCAAACCTAACAAGTTTGTTTTCTTGATAGCGAAGAACTTCTTCTTCATTTTTCCATCCCTGCACTTATGTATAGAAAATTATGGTGAAGATCGCCTTTCACATACCATTCGTGCGACGTTCCTTCAAAAGCACAGACTGTATCAATCACAGTTACATCCGGGTTATTTGCTTTGTGAACGCTAACAATGTAGCTAGGGTTAATATACACAAGCAATTTTTCTTCTGTAGCTGGATTGTGTTGGTCGAATACCAAAAGCATTATACACCTTTCATAGAATTTCTTCTTCTTCCGTGAATAGAATTTCTTCTTCTTCGTCTGTAATGGTGTTGGCTTCGATTTCCAATTCTCTTACGCGCTGTTTGGTTTCTTCTATATCGTCGATAATCAAAATGCAGCATTCGCAATCATCACAACGATAAGAAGTGTGCGCGTTACCTCTTTTTACATGCGCTTGTGTTGATAGCGGGTACATGCTTCTTTGACAAATTAAACACGTAACAATCATGATGCTTTCCTTAATCTGACTTTCTCAATTTCGATTCTCTTAGCATACAAATCAATTCTCAATTCATCATTTTCATTTGCAAGCTTTATTGCATCGCAAGGCCAGCGGGTATCACAATACCGACAACGAACACCATATTTGCGATGTTTGTACCTAACATCTTCTATTAACTTGCTTTCGCCTAACATTATTCTTCGCCAGTTCCGCCGCATTCGGGACACTCATTTAAACCGCCGCAAGTGCTGCATTCGTCGTCGCCATTTTCACAATCGGGGCAAGCCCCGGTTCCGTTACATAGTTCGCACATTACTTTTCCTTTATGGGCAAGGCACTTCCTTTTTTCCGTCATTACACTTCATAAAATTTTGACTGAATATTCCGAAGTCAGACATACCAACAACTCCGTTGCGGTCTAAATCGGAACAAACAGCGTCTACATCACATGCGGTATCCCCGGCGGAGTAAAATCCACGATGCCCGCATTTTCGCTATAGTCAGAAACCAAACCCGTAGTGTCTCTGGCATAACAACGAATTTCTGCGTCGTCATTCGGGGTGCTAACCAATTCAAACTCAATGCGAACTTCTGCGCTAGGTCCGGCAGGTTCACAAGCCAGTTCAATAACCGGCACCGAGTCAGAACGTACCAAACACAGCTCAAACATATCAGTGTCATCAGGGCCAGCGCACGTTACTCCATAAACACCAGACGTAGGCGTAAGCGGAATGTCGGGGTGCGATTGTTGTGCTGAAACTACGAAAGGCAACGCTACCATCAAACAAATACTCATATACAAAGACATAAATGTTGAAAACTTCATGAAAAATCTCCCATCAAAAGGTTTAACTCGTCGGTGACTTTGTAAGCGATTTTTGTTTTAACACCCATCGCTTTCAAACTATCTTCACTTACTTTAAACAGCAAATCATTTCTAACCATGTAATAGACTATTTTTTCAACTCCAGATCGGGGGTTGGGTCTTTCAGGATCGTCATTCAGACGCTTGATAACTTCATTGTTACGCAAAACTTGTGTTAGGTTTGTTGCAGTAAATATTCCTTTGCCGCGCAATGCCTTTGGCGGTTTATTTTTCCTCAGTTTCATATCACCGCGCAAAATCCTAGAGATTGCGCCCATAACAATCCCTTTAACAATGACCATCATATCGTCGGAAGATCCTGTTGACAAAGCTTCTTCAATGGTTTTTATTTCACCGTTAATTGCTTCGTCTGCCCATTTATATTCTTCAAGTCCGATATCATTTTTGCCGTTAAAAATTGAACTGATTGACGCGATTTTCATTATCTTGATGAAAGCGCGCGAAGTTAATGCGCGGCGTAGTTGATCGCCTTCATGTTTGTAACGATTTTCTAAATCGGTCCAAGCGTCCGAAGCTTGCTGAATGTCTATCATCGAATGATCAATATTTATTACACTAACACCAGCTGCGCTCTGTTGCGGTACACATTTCTTAACGATTTCTTTTACCCTGATAATCACAGAGCCACTAAATTCATTACGTCTTTCTGTGTTTAGTGGTTTCTTGTCTCGCAAAGAACGCATCATCCAAACGCGCGCTATGTCGCCTGATACAGTCGCGTCTTTTGCTTTCAATGCTTTTAGATAGGAAAGGGGCGTCGATACATGCGCGATTGTCAACGCTGGCGAAGGAATTACTGAAACGTTTTGTTCTGCGTTTGAGTAATTCTCGCCGCCCGCATATTCGCCTTTTCCCGACGATGAAAATATGTCTAGCATTACCCTTGTTAAGCCTTTTTGATCGCCCGCAGTTGATTCGCTCATTAAACCGGATTCTTCTAGAACACAAACCCTAGATAAACCCAATGTAAGCATTTCAAATAAAGCCTTTGGTCCGGTAAACCGAGTCGCGCCTTTGAAAGTCGATCCGCCTTCAAGCGCGCAATGCAACATCAACGCTGTGTTAATTGAATTTTTTAGATTAGCTTTGCCAACCCCGGAATCAGCTAGCAAAGCCACATATAGGTTAAGCCCAGTACCAAGCACATTATAACTACGGCCCACAATTCCAGCGACGAGCGCAAAGCTAGCCATAAGCGCAACTTCTTCATTTGGATGGGGTGCCATCTGATAGATTTCTTCACAGAGTTTGCCCATTAATCCGGGTGGATACCCGATATCAAGTTGGTGTTGTTCGTTGATAACTTCAGGAACAGTAACATCTTCGTGTATAGGATTTGCGGCGACAAAGTTAATGGCGTCACGAATATTTAAATCTAAATAGTCGCCATTCATTCGCGCTTCCCAACGCTCGTCTTGGATTTCAGATTGATTTAGAATATCCGACATTAAATGTTTCAGTTCTTCTTCCGATTTGATTCCACAATTGACCCAATGATTCAAAAGCCACATTATCGAACCGTGAAAATTGGAACCGCTTATGATTGCTTGTCTTGCGTCGGTGAAGTTGGCGAATTTAGCGTTTTCGTGCGTAGTGTCGGATCTAACGCTAGGTTTTGATTCTGTGCTAGGTGGGAATGCAGTTGTTATTTCGTCCCAAGAATATTTTTCGTCGCTTCCAAAATAAGCGATGCTTTTAAATGGCTCATGCTTATTATGTAAAAAACCCGGAACACGTAAAACGCGAACCAGATCTTTTGCATTGCCGTCGGTGTTATAAGTGGTTGCAATGCCATTCATGACATGGCCCCACTCTGATATTTCTGCTGTAGTAGTCAACCAATAATAATGGAATTTACCTTTACTTGTTTCAACGACGATGTTAGGTTGAATTGGAAAGTCAATTCTTGGTTCGGAACGTCCCAAGTCATCGTCAGCCCATACAGCTCTGATTCGTTGAAGCATTTTTGAAGTGCGTTGTCGTTGCGGATCTTGCTCTCTATCAATTTCATTAACGCAAAAAAAGATTCCATTGCTGTTTTCATTTTCCTTATGTAGTTGTGCCAAGATTTGATCTTGTGTCAAATCGTAGCCTTCATGAAAATGTTTGGGAATTAAATTTTGCTTTTTATCGTCGATAACACAAAATACATGCTTACCAGCAAAGTAACCCAAGAAGCTTTTTTCGATTGACACTCCAACCCCTAGAAGTGAATCATCCAACCCGTATGGGGGTAGGGTGTCCCGCCAGCTTGGGACTAGCGGAACACCCTAGTTATCGAGAAGAAGGGTTGGCGACCGCTCGATAACATCGTTTTACGTTACATAGAATTGTGACGAAAATCGACCATGAGAGCTTAGCAGAGCGGGTTAGACGGTGCCAGTTAAATTCAAAGATTCCGTCGGTAGGGGTTGTTTCCCTATACACAGCATGCTATACCCCCAAACAGGCGTCAAGCCAATTAGAACGCTTGGGTAAGGGGTTGGATGGTTTATACCCGCACATTTCATGATTTCATAATTTATATTCAGCTAGATTCAAACGACGTTTTCTTTTCTACAGTCGCTGGATTTGATAGTTGTTGCGAATCTGGGAAGACTGTAGAAGAATGCCTAGCCAAAACTAAGTTATCTATTCTTATACATTTAAAGTCAAAAGCATCAAGAAAGGAAAAGTGTAAATGCTGACATACGCGCGAATAACGGATTGGATCAACACAGCTGCAAATTTAAAACAATACAAAGCGTCAGAAGCAAAGCAAAGAAGGGAACTTTGCGAAGAACTTTTTGAAGGTAAAACTGGTAAATTTACACAAAAGAAATTGTTTAAATGTGTTCCACCGGATTTAACGGATATGGAAAAGGCTCACGGTTTAACACTAGAGCTAGAAATTATCGCAAAAAGCACAACTTCTTTTAAAGTCGATGAAGAAGAATTGCAGAATTTGAAAGATCAAGGTTTGCTAACTGAAACTGATGAAGCTTGCTTTGAACGAAAACTATCTGTAAAAGACGGACCACTAAGAAAACTTCCCAAAGATTCAGTTGTTTGGCGCGCAATAACTGAAAAACCCGGTATGCCTACATTGGAAGTCCGAAAGGTTAACGAATGAAAATCGAAACCGTCGATGAAGCGGTTGAAATTACAGGCGTAAAATGTTGCGTTTATGGTTTAGCTGGCGCTGGGAAAACTGTTTTAACGTCAACTATTGACGGAACAATAATTATTCTTAGTGCTGAATCTGGTTTGCTATCGTTAAAAAATGCACCATCAGAAGTAAAAGAACGAATGCGAATTATCCAAATCAAAACGTTAACTGATTTAGGTGAAGCGTATGCTTGGCTTGCTTCTAAAAAAATGGCTGATTGGGTTGGTATTGATTCCGGTTCTGAAATCGCAGAAGTTCTTTTGAGCGTCAAGAAAGGCGAAAATAAAGATCCACGCGCAGCTTATGGCGATATGGCTGATGAAATGATGCAACTTTTTCGCTCAATTCGTGATTTGCCAAATTATAACGTTGTCATGACTGCAAAAATGACTCGACTAAAAGATGATTTTACCGGAATTACGAATTATGTTCCGATGTTCCCCGGTAGAATTTTAACTAATCAAATTCCTTATATGTTTGATGAAGTTTTTGCTTTGCGAGTTGAGCAAGATCCAACAGACCCAACCAAGTTGGTTAGGGTTCTGCAGACGGGAAGAGATATTTCTTACGATTGTAAAGATCGTTCTGGAATGCTCGATATGTTTGAGCCCGCTAGTTTGGGGCACATAACAAGAAAAATTCAAGGTATCCCAGTTGCAATTCCTGCAGCTGCTCCCGCTAACGAAGAAAAAGAAGAAGGATAAAAAAATGGTACAACTGCCCGCATCATTTAATCCAAGCGCGCCGGATCAAAAAGGGGTTGGCGATTGGACGCCCTTACCCGTTGGTGATTATCAGGCGCATGTAAAAAACTCAGAAATGGTAGCAACCAAAGATAATCCCAAACACTTCTTTTTGAAGCTAGATTGGGAAATTCTTGCTGGCGAATCAGCTGGTAAAATTTTGGTTCAAAGATTGAATCTTGTTAATTCAAATCCTTCCGCTGTTGAAATCGCGCAAAAACATTTGAAGAGTATTTGCGATGCAATGGCGATTGCTGGCCCGATTGGTGATTCTGTTGTGCTGCATAACAAGCCAATTGTAATTAGCGTTTATATTACAAAAGCAAGTGCTAATTATAGTGAAGGAAATGACATTAAAAAATATGAAACAATTGGCGGCGCTGTAGCTGTAGCTGGTGCTGCAGTTGGCGCGGTTGGCGTTCCTACGCCTACGCCGCCAACTACGCCCGTCGCCGCGCCCGCGTGGGCTGGCGCCGCAGCAACACCAACAGCGCCCGTAGCCGATCCTGTAGCCGCGCCGGTTCCTACTCCCGCGCCGGTTGCTGATCCTGCAAAAACAGAAGAAACACCAACAGCATCAAAACCACCGTGGGTGAAATAAACTAAATGGTGTAATGGTGGGGCATCCTCCAGACGGGCTCCGGCGCTCAGTCTGCCCCATCATTACACTTAGTTTTTAATGGAGAAAGAAATTGGCCGAACTTCCGACAATGAATGCGACAAAAATTTTGTTGGATCAAATCACATTTCCGCGTAGACGGGGCCGAACTGTTGCTATGAGTACAATCGGCGACGGTTGCTCTAGACGCTTATGGTTCGGATTACATTGGGCCGCAAAGTCAGAACCGATTGCTTTAAGGATTAACAACCTATTCAACACAGGAACGCGCGCTGAAAATTTTATTGTCAAAGATCTTGAAAGAATTGGCATTAAAGTTACGAATCGTCAAGAAGAACTTTGGGGATTTATGGATCATGCCCACGGTTTTACCGACGGAAGATGTAGCAATGTGCCGGAAGCACCGAAAACCGAACACCTTCTTGAAATAAAGACGCATAATGAAAAATACTTCAAGCAGCTAGGGAAAGATGGAGTAAAGAAAGCTTTTCCCAAACATTACGCCCAATGCCAGCGATACATGAAAGAAACCGGCCTAACACGTACTCTTTATGTTGGATATAACAAAAATACAAGCGAATATTACATTGAACGCATTCGGTATGATTCCGGCTTTGCAAGCGATTTGATCCGCAAAGAACAGGATATTATTACTGCCCCTACAGCACCGACGAGACAATTTGAGCGCTCTTGGTTTGAATGTAAATTTTGTGATTTTATTGGTGTCTGTCATGATGGTGAACCGCTAGACAAAAATTGCAGAACTTGCGAATACAGCGACCTAGCAACTGAAGGCAAATGGGTATGTACTTTTTTAAAAATAGAAAACCATGAAATCCCCAATAGCATTCAAGAAACGGGTTGCGAGCATCATAAGGCAATAGAAATTTAAATGGGCGATATAGCGATTGCTCTCATAGAACAAGGAATTGACGAACTGATTTTACATGAAACAAATCAGTGTGACGGTATGTGCCGTCTTTGTATCGAAGAAGGAGAAGAAATGACCCGCTTGGAACAAGCAATGAAATGGTGGCACAATCAGAAACTTGAAATAGTTCCTGCTAGCACAATGCCAGAAAGACATAAGAAAATTTTACGCAAACATAACAAAGTAACGTTTTTCCCCGGAGTGGCGCCGATTACACCACACCATTACAAACTAAAGGTGGAAAATGACTAGACTAACTGAAGCAATGAATTGGTGGAATAACAAGAATGCTGAAAAAGTTATACCCTCTGACATTCCAGAACGACACAAAGCAGTTTTGTTGAAGTATAACAAAATCAAGCTTTATATGTGTCCGAATTCAGAATATGATTATTATACGTTGAATATTATTCATATCAAAAAATGACTAGACTAGAGCAAGCCCTTAGATGGTTCAAAAACAAAGTAAAGAAAGACAATATTGTTTATGTTGATGAAATTCCAAAAAGACATTTAAACGTGTTGACAAAGAATAATAAAATTGGATTCAATTATGGTTGGACCGAAAAATCTGATTATTACACATTAAAATGAAAGCCCGCTGGTATCAAATAGAAGCGACTAACGCTCTAATGCAATCATTAGAGAAGGATGATTGCCATCCGATTATCGTCGCCCCTACTGGCTCCGGCAAAAGTTTTATGATCTGTGATTTTATAGATCAGTACATAACAAAAAATCCTACCGCAAAAATCCTAGTCCTATCTCATATCAAAGAAATCCTAACACAAGATCTTGACGCTCTTTCAGAATACTTTGAAGGGTTTGACGTTGGACTATACAGCGCCGGGTTAGATTCTAAAACGGTCAATAAAATAACTGTTGCTGGGATTCAATCAATTTGGCGTCACCCAGAATTATTCAAAGCGTTTTCAATCGTTGTCATAGATGAATGTCATACAGTTACAATCCGCCAAAGCGGAATGTATCGAAAATTTTTATCTAAATTAAACGCGCAATACATCGGATATACAGCGACACATTTTCGTTTGGGTCATGGGTACATTCATAAAGGCCCCGGAAGGCTTTTTAATGAAATCGCTTATGACATGTCAGAGCCTAACATTTTCAATCGTTTGGTTGAAGAAGGCTATTTAACGAGACTGATAACCAAAGCGACAATTATGAAAATGGATACAGACGATATCAAGATACGCGCAAAAGATTTTGCTCTTGACGAACTAAGCAAAAAATTCGACCGCAATGCTGTTACCGATGTTGCTGTTAACGAAATAATCGAGTTTGGCCAGAATTATAAAAAATGGTTGATCTTCGCAATTGACATTGAGCATGCCGAACACATAACAGATTCACTCTGTAAGAAAGGAATTAATGCTGCAGTTGTGCATTCAAAAATGGATGGCGATAGAACTGCAGTTGTAAACGGATTCAAGATGGGAAAATATCGCGCTGTTATAAATGTCGATATTCTAACAACAGGGCTTGACGTTCCTGATATAGATTTGATCGCAATGCTACGCCCAACAAAATCGCCTGTAATCCACGTTCAAACGATTGGAAGGGGTTTGAGGGTTGCGCCGCCTAACAAAACACATTGTTTGGTTTTAGATTTTGCTGGTAACACTTCTAGACTTGGGCCGATCAATGATGTTGTGATTAAGCAGAAGGAAAAAGGCAAAGGTACAGGAAACCCGATTGTAAAGGAATGTCCGAAGTGTCAAACGCTTCAACATCCTTCCGTAAAAATTTGTTATGTCTGCGGGCACAAATTTGTTTTTAAGACCAACCTAAAAACAAAAGCAGATACAGCAGAAGTTGTGAGAGCCACAGTTACAGAGTGGTATAACGTCGATCAAATAACTTATTCACTACATAACACAGTAAAAGGTAACAAACCAACAAGTTTAAAAGTCACATACAGAATCGGATTACAAACTTTTAATGTTTGGATTTGTTTTGATCATGAAGGCTATGCAAAATATAGAGCGGATAATTGGGTTAGGTTTCATGCGCCTGAAGGAATGCCCGAACCGGAAGACGTTTTTCAACTTTACGAATGGTCAGCATGGCTAAAGAAACCCAAAAAAGTGTTAGTGAATTTCAACGAAAAATTTCCGCAGATCAAAGACGCTAAATTTTGGTAAAATCAATTTTGGCTTAGTTCGCATGATGGACCCGAAAACCTCTGTAAATAGGCCGCTCAGGATCGCCCCAGTTGACCGATTCTTTCTGATAGGGGCTAGGCGTCTAGGCAATCGCTTTAGACCCCTTCAGAGCGATTTTAAGAAAAAACCCTTTAAAATCAATGACTTACGACGATGCTTTTTTCACGTTTAAGTGAAAATAAGTTTTTTTCATTATTTTCATGAAAAGGCTTTACTTTTTGCAAAAATGGCCGATACTGTAAATGTTGCTTGAGTGAAAAGGGGTTGGAAATGATCGGAACAAACCTGAATGAAAACGAAGTCGCCGAACTTCGCGGTATGACTGACCGCGAATTGGTTGCGCTTCATAACCTCGGAATCATGACTCAAAATTGTTTGAAAGTTGGCGATACTGAAAGAGCGGATGAAATTAATGAAGTCGCCGCTGACGAAATGAAAAACAGAGGGTTGATAAAGTGAGCAAATATAATCAACGGCATGGCGGTTGTTTTGATCGTGGGGCCGCAGATTCCTATTACATGCGCGGAAGAAATCCCCATTATTATGTTGCTGCTACTGACGCTTCCAAAAGAGTCGAAAAAATAGAAATGACTGAAGCCGATCTTGAAGCCTATGAAGCCGGATACGTTGAAAATGAAGCTTCGGGTTGCTTCAAAGATTGGGGTTGAAAATGAGTAAATTCAAAGTTCAATTTGTTCTTCCTACAATTCCCGGAACGCCGATTGATTCTTTAAATAGATGCGCCGCCGCAAAGGGTTCGCCGGGTTATGCAAGGCAAACCGCAAACGTTAATTTCAATGGGCACCATGTAACGCTTTCTTGGAATGACTGCAGAGGGTATTACATTACTGAATATTTTTGGGCGGAAAGAGTTGTTTTGGCGCGCGGTTCGTTTGCGGAATGTTTCCGCGCCGCTGTTAGTTATTACGAGAAGGGGCACATTGGCGCGGCTGTTTGGTTTTCTCCTAAAGAAGACGATACAGAAGCGCTTGAACTAATTGCTACAAATCCCGCAATCATTACCAAAGAAGAAGACGACGCCAAAGAAAGTTATATGACTTGGCAGCATCATTGCGCGATAGCTTCTGTAAAGGATTATTGTTTCCCCGGAGCATTCGCAATGCGGTTTGATTGGGAACTGATGCAAGCGGCAGCAAGCGAAGATGATTACAAAGACGCTCTAAAGGCGAAATACGGAAACACTTATTACTAAGGGGTTTGAAAATGGCAAAATGTAAAGGTAAAAATAATTGCAACACACCTAAAGAAGAATTGACTCTTGAAGCTTCTGGTTATTGTTTTTCTTGCGCGGAAGAATTCGCTTGTATGCTCGCCGAAGCCGATTTTAGTAAAGAAGAAATAGCAAGAATTGCTTGGGGCAAAACCAAAGAAAAAGAGAATAGCTAACTAGCTGATTTATATGGGTTTTTAGACTATTTTCATCTTTTTTCGTCTTTTTTCACTTTTGCTATTGTGTTTTTCGTAAAAATGACGATAATAGGTATATGGCATCAGCAAAAACGGAAAAGGGGTTGGAAATGGGTTTGAAAGAATATGAAGTTCGTGGCGCGGAAAGTTGCGAAACGGTAGTTAGGGAAACGGCAAATGTTTTGCTGGTTGGCGATAGAGTCAATCTGTTTGCCGATCAACCCGGCGCGCCTTTTGGTTGGGGAACTGTTGTTAGCGTCACCGAAGAAGAGGTTGAAGTTGTTCGCCCCTACGTTCACGTTTCAGATTTTACGGTTTGCGCTGGTGGCGGCGAAATCGGTGAAAGAGTAATGAGTTACATGGGGCAAGAATTTGTTCGGCTTTACAGAAAAAGCGATCGAGTTTTTTCGGTAGTTTTCCGAAATACGGTTCCCAAGTAAAAAGGGGTTGGTAATGAGTTATTATTATAGCGATCCAAGTAGAGAAAATGATCAGCACGCTTTACCGGATTTTGAAGTGTTTGCGGATAAGGTAGGTAGTTTGCTCTGTTGGCAATGTGACGAAGTTGATACTTACGCCGATGATATTGCATTTAAAAATGGATTTTGCCCACAGTGCGGCGTACCGCTGAAATCCCCAAAACTAAGTAAACTTCTTGATGGAGTAAAATACTGGTACGCTTTCGGTTTCCCCGGTTGCCTTTGGGATTCCGACCCTGTTGGACCGTATGATACTGAAGAAGAGGCTATTGAGGCTGCGCGCGAAAAGATCTAGCAAGTTAAAACTATTCGCCAAAATGAAAGGGTTATGAAAAATGAAGTATCTTAGATTTCTGAAAGCAAAAAATAACTTGGGGTGTACCGCGATCCGAATCGGAACAAAAGAAAATCATTGGCTTTATATTGATTACGATTTCTCCGAAAAAATGATTTATATTTGTTTCAGAAACAGCGCGTTTTTTATTGACTCACGAAAACCTTATATTCATTAGGAAAAATTCTAATGCTTCCGCGTAAAAATATGGTTGCCAGAAGATGTAAATTGCTAGAATCAAAAGTCGATAAAAATAGAGCAAAATTTAAATGCGGGAAATGTAATCATGTTTGGTGGGGCCGGATGATGAAGAAAAATCCGATTGGGCAAGAACCGAGTGAATGGGCAATCAAATTTTTTACGAAATATTGGGCGGATGGTGTTAATATGTATTGCCCAAAATGCTCTAAAATCAAATAGTTAGACCCCTTAGTTGCACATTAGAGAACCGGCAAAAATAAAAAGCAAAAAAACGTGATTATTTTCAAAATAAAGCTTTACTTTTCATGAAAAGTAGACGATACTAATAATGTTGCTTGAGTGAAAAGAGGAAAAAAATGACTGACATGACTGTGGCAAATGAGATAGCGCGGCAAATCGGCGGAAAAGCCTTTTACATGATGGGTTCAAAAAAGACGCTGACCGCTGGCGACGATAATTTGTGTTTCAAAGTTATGAGAAATGGCGAAAAGGTAACGCATGTTCGAGTTACTCTGAATGCCGCTGATACCTACGATGTTGAATTTATCCGATGTTGGGGAACCAAAGCCCCCAAAACTCTGAAGACGGTTGAAGGCGTTTATTGTGACATGTTGCGCGAAGTGATTTCGAGCGGAACTGGTTTGGCGCTGGTTATGCCGAACATAGTGTTCGGGTAAGGGGTTAAAAATGGCGAATCACATTCCGATTACAGAAGAAGAAGAAAAAACGCTTACACATTGGTCGCGCTGGGGTTCGGATGGATACCCGGTTAACAAAGTTGGTCGCGGTTGGCATGTCGATCATTTTCCCACAGTGTTTAAAACAAAGAAAGCAGCTGTTGCACAATGGGAAACATATATTGATATGCTGATTGAACGAAAGGGAATCGACGCTTATAACAACGAAATGGCGCGACGGGGATAAAATGAGTATTTACACAGAAATGAAAGAAGCTGGATTGAAAATAGATAATCATTGTTCTGATTTGTATGTTGAAGATACGCCGAAAGCGCGGGAAATTTTGAAGAAATATAACAATCTTTCTTGGTCTGCTTTTACAAATGAAATTACAAAAACAATTTGGCTTGATGTTCCTTTCATGTATGAGCCTTATTTTGGGCCGTTCGGAGATTATTAAAATGGCAGCAACAATTTCTGATAAAAAATACAAGTGTCAAAGATGCGGTCATATCGAAAAGCAATCCACTAACCATTATGGCCAAACGTATTCTTTAGATCATTTTAACACTTGCCCGAAGTGCCCACCGTGGGCAAAGTATCCTGAATTTGGTGGCTCAACGACTTGGGAATGTGTAGAAAAGGAAGGTGAAGAAATGGCCGAGAAAATTACGATTCTAGAAGCAGTTAAAAACGAAGGCGCTTGGGTCGCTGCAGATCGCGCAGCCGGGACACCCCGAGAAGGCAACACCTACAATCCAAACCATTATTGGAAGCTTGCAAATGCAAACCGCTCGGTTTGGGCGCGAGTCAGCGAAGAAACACAAGATGAAGCGCTATACATTATGCCGCCGATGTATTGCAAAAGTGGGTTTCAGGTATCCGAAGCGGTCTGCTCTTGCGCGGAAGGTGAATTATTTTTGACAATTCTTAATACAAATGATGGTCCGATTGCTTCTTACCAGACGAAGAAAGCAGCGAAAAAGGGATTTAAGTTCTAATGGCTCATTATCGAACCCGCTACGAAATAACCGCTGTTGAATTGGCCAATCCAGAAAATTGCTATCTGATTGGCTATTCTCCGCGAAGATCAAAAATCGGTTTGCTGAATGCAATGCGCAAGTTTGGCGATCAAATAGTTGAAAAGACTGGACTAACTGACGATGATGAAATGGTTTGGTCTGGTGGTCTGCGGTCTTCTGTAGTGGTGGTTGGATGGAAATTCGCTTTTACAGGGAGAACGCAAAAAGAGGCTCAAAGCGGAAATGAAATAAAATGGATTGCGGGTTAAATAAAGCTTGACTTTTTTCATGAAATGGCCGATACTAATAATGTTGGTTGATTGAAAGGGAAAAAATGGCTGATAAAAACGAAATGCGCGATCTGAAAGATGTTTCGATTGCGGAACTTGAAGAAATGTACGAAGCACAAACGAACGAATTCCACAAGACAATGCTTCTGAAAGCGATCATTGCGAAGAAAGACAAACCGCCCCAGTTCTACCCCGAAGGGCCGTTTGCGGAAGATTTCGAGAAATTCTAAAAAAAAGACTTTACTTTTTTGACCGAATAGACGATACTATAAATGTTGGTCGAAAAAAGGGAAAATGAAAATGGGAAAAATGACCGCGAAATATGCTGGAAAATGTTGCGAGTGTGGCAAAAAATTCCCCGTGGGAACTTCGATTGTTTACACAAAATCCGCGCCTGTTGGCCGAAAAACGACGCATGTTGACTGCGCCGCGCCCGCTGAAAATTATTATGGTTCGGATTCCGAAGCGGCATCAGGAGTAGGCAACGGCGGAAGCGAAGTTTATGAAATTACAACTTCTGGCGGAACTTTCTACAGAAACAAAAACGGAACTTGCGAAGACGCCCCGTGTTGCGGTTGTTGCACGTTTTAAAAAAGGCGAAAAAAGCAAGAAAAAACTTGACTTTTTTGATCGGATAGACGATACTAATAATGTTGGTCAAAAAAGAAAGGGGTTAAAAATGGCAAATAAAACCCAATGGGAAAAAGACGCGGAATGGGGAAATCAGCGCGGCGCATTGGCGGAAGTTTTGCTTGAAGTTCGGCGGCAAGGCGATTCCCTAACGACGCAAGCGGAAGCGTTTGAAGAAGCGCAATTTATTCTGGCGGAAGAAATCGTCAAGAAATTTGGGTTTGCAAATGACGAAAATTTCGCTGAAATTGTTGAAGCAGTCGTTGCAAATATTTTCCGAATGACCAAATCAAAAGCGGTTGTAATGGTTGGGCGGATCAAAGCAGAAAGGGTTGAAAAATGAAACTTCATAGTTCTCTTACGGTAAAGAAAATTGAAGCAGCTGTTAGAAAATGTATGACTGGACTAGATAACATTGGTTTTTGTCGCGCATGCGGGAAGAAGGCGAATGGTGTTGAACCCGATGCAAGAAAATATGAGTGTTCCAAGTGTGGCAAATTGGAAGTTTACGGCGCTGAAGAATTGTTGTTTGAAGTTTATTAATCGGTAAAAAGGGGTTGGAAAATGCGCGAAGATTTTTACGATAAACTAGACAAATATGTTGCGCTGGTTACGGAAATTACCGACGCGAATTTCGCGCGACATTACCCGAATATTGACAAACCGTTTTTTACAGTCAATCCAAAGGGAAAGCGTTACGCGAAAATCGTGCAAAATGAAATCCACGGAACTTCTCGAAGCGTTCACAGTTTTGTTGATATGGAAAACGGAAGCGTTTTCTATGCTGCAGGATGGGCGGCGCCCGCGAAGAAGACTCCGCGCGGCAATATCTTTGACGAAGACAACGGAAGATCGGCGTTGACTTCAGAGGGTTATGTTAGAATGCTCAGAGGCGGAAGGGGCTAAAAATTTAAAAGAAAGGGGTTGCATACAAAAACAGAAACGCTAAACAGTATCAATCTATGCAATGATGTATAGACACAAAAGGGGTAAAAAATGTCAGAAGCAGAGCCCGCTGTAGCTGCAGAACCGACGGCAGCAGAACTAGAGTTTCAGAAGGCGCGCGCGATTATTGAGCCTTTGGCGCGCGACGGCAAAAGTGAAGAAGATATGCTAGTCGCCATGATCCGCGAAGGATTTTTGGCAAAGAAATCGTTCAAGCTTATTCGCATGTCGCTGGAAGACTTGGGCAAACTTTTGTCAACAAAGGATCGCAATACACAAGTTTCTGAAATTCTTTTGAAGAATGATTTTGCGCCAGAAGAATATAGCGATTTGAAAGACTGCATTGCTTTTCTGACTTCCGAGCTAGAATGCACCGACGAAAAGCAAGCGTTGAAGGCTGTTAAGAAGTTTGCAAAGGAAAACAAGATTGAACTTCCGAAGGCCCCCAAGGGTTCGCGCAGCAGCGGCAAAAGCTTCCGCTCTCGCGCGCTTCGCTTCATGGTTGAGCATGCTAACGAAGACGTTAAGGTTTTCGTTAAGTTTCTTGAGGATGAAGAGAGAACGCAAACGCAAATCAACTATTACACGCGAAGCTTTGAAACGGGTCAGGAAATGGCCAAGGCAATCATTGCAGCACAGACCGAAGCAAAGACCGCCGCCTAACATGGTGATGGGTTCCGGGGATTTATCCCCGGAATTAAACCGCAAAGTTTGGTCCAAAGTCCAAACACAAAAAAGGGTTGGAATCGAAATGTTGGATTTCGAGAACATGAAAATACACGATTTATTGTTGGAATTAGATCGACGCGGATTGGATGTAAAAAGAGCGTTAGAACTTTGTCCGTCTGAAAGCGATATTGGTAATATCCCTGTTACAAGATCAACCCGTTACAGAACTTGCGCGGGAAAAGCTTTTAGAAATAATGATGGTACACCGAAAAAAATCGTTCTTTCTTATCTTCTGTGGATGGAACCCGGTAACGCTTGGGATTCAGTACGAAAAACTTTTGTCCATGAAATCGCGCATTTGCTTAGCAGAACTTGGGGGCATACTTACGACTGGCGTAGGCTTTGCATTTCTTTAGGCGGTAGCGGCGAACGTTGCCACAATTACAAGGCAATGCCTAGACGCCCGCGACAAGAAATACCGATTGCCGCTTGTCACGCTTGCGACGAAGTTTTTACTGGCCGAAAACGCTTGGCCAGAAATAAAGATTATTATTGTAAAAAATGTAACGGTGAAATTGAGAGGTTTTAAAGGGGTTGGGAATGGCGAAGAAACCTTGCAGAAAATGTGACCATGTAATTTCAGAATGGAAAAACAATTGTCCGAAATGCGGAATTGTTAATCCAACGATAACCGCAGAAGATTTTATTCATGGTATAATTTGCTTAATCGGTTTAATTATAAGCTGGAAAATCGGTGTATGGTTAGTTGAAACTTTTTGAAGGAATAAACAATGTTTTTATTATAAAAGTCCTAGCAATTGCTCACCCAATTGTTAGGCTAAAACAAAGGTGAAATTAAACGTGTCAAACTGTGATGACGCCGCGCTAGTGGCCGAACAGACTTGGCTAAGGGCTGACAAAAAGCGGGAAGCTCATAACTAACCCGCTACAAATCTGCCGCCATTATGAGTGGAAAGCGAGACATGTTTGCTCGCCACCTTTGTTTTATTTTTCATATATTAATTGGGGAATCATGATAAGAATCGACGGTATCGAAGTCGAAACCGACGGCAATTACAAAATCGGTTACGTTATGAATACTGACGAAACTAAAAAAATGTCAATGCAAGAACTAGCAGAAAGAAACATGTTTGAAGAGAGAAAAATTTACACAAATTTTAATCCAGACGATAAAGGCGAAAGCAGGATTTTAATTTGCGAATGCAAAACATCTAGTCAAGCAATAAACGTATTGACGGCAATCAGAACAACCGCGTTAGAATCGAAGTTTGAACTAGCAGAAACAATACACAAATTAATTTCAACTAATGAGCTAGCCGATCAATCTGATTCAATGTTAATATCTGCAATCGACGCAATGGTTCAAATTGGTATGGATTCTAGTCAATGGGCAGAAATGCAAGCTTTACTCGATGCACGATCTGTGCTAGAAGATCTAACCTTTGAATGGAAGAAGGTACACAAATGATTGTTTTGGATACTGAAACGACTGGTTTGCTGAAACCGGATTCTATTACGATGAATCTTCAACCGTTTATTACAGAATTATATGCGGTAAAACTAACAGACGATTTAGAATTTATTTCTGAGATAGATACGTTTGTTAATCCAACAGTACCGATTCCAGATCATATTACAAAACTCAACGGCATAACAGATGAAATGGTTGCTGACGCTCCAAAATTCATCGACATTTATCAACAGTTAGTTGACATGTTTCTTGGAGAAAAAATCGCCATTGGTCATAACGTTTCTTTCGATCTAGGAATGCTTTATTGCGAGTTGACGAGACTTAGCAAAGAATTTCATTTTCCTTGGCCGCAAGAATGGATTTGTACCGTCGAAAAATCATTTCCTATCGAGAACAAAAGATTAAGACTTAGCCAATTACACGAAAAAGCGACGGGTAAGCCCCACGATGGCGCTCACAGGGCGAAAGCCGACGTACACGCTACTATACGCTGTTATACTTGGTTAATCGAACAGGGGCTGATATAATGCGCCTGTTGCCCCTTGTATTTTTGAATCCAATTTATTATTCGCATACGGAGTTAGGATTGCGAAGAATACTCGCGTTTCATCAGATAAATTACGTTCCAATTTGTTTCTTTACTCTCAGATAAATTATGATTCATCTGGGCTTGAGAACAGAATATAGTTTTAAAAAATGCTATGGATTTTTAGATGATTTGGTTGACGTTACCGATGAATCTGTAATCGGCATTGCTGATAACAACAACACTTTCGGGCATATCAAACACCATCAAATTTGCAGACAAAATCAAATGAAACCGATTCTTGGTGTTCGTTTGATGGTCTGTGATAAATACATTGAGATTGACGGCAAGAAAGAAAAAACATTTGGACCAATTTATCTTTTCATAGCGAAGAATCAAGATGGACTAAGCGAAATATACAATCTGATTCGCCTAGCTTACGATCAATATTATTATCACCCAAGATTGTTTCAATGCGATCTTTCAGCTGTTAGCGATAATGTAATTGTGATTGCTAACAATTTCAATACAACTAACAGAATTGATTTTATTGGCGTTGATCAAACTACGCCGCCAGCAATCGCAAATTGGTTTGGTATCCCAAAAGTTGCTTTGTGTTTGAATTGGTATCCGACGGTGGATGATCGGTTGACTTACCAGCTTCATGCGGGCGCGCGCAATATGGAAAAGCAAACTTATCCGCAACACATTTTATCTGATTCAGAATGGCTTCATATTTGGCCCGGTAGAAGCGAAGCGATAACCAACACTTATAAAATCGCTGATCTTTGTCAAGATTACGATTTGCCAGTTGCGCCGATGGTAAAATACAAAGGCAACAGAACGCTTAAACAGCTATGCGTTACTGGCGCTAAAAAACGCGGAATTGATCTTGATGCGTCACCATATAAAGAAAGATATGAACGCGAAATCAAGCTAATTAATCAAAGAAATTTTGCGGATTACTTTTTGATCGTTGCTCAAATGGTCAAAACGTCTAAGAATAAAATGTTAGTTGGTCCGTCGCGCGGGTCTGCAGCCGGATCGCTAGTTTGTTATTTAATAGAAATCACAGAATTAGATCCTATCAAATTCGGTCTTCTGTTTGAAAGATTCATTGATATCAATCGGGCAGATTTGCCAGATATTGATATTGATTTTCCAGACATTAAACGCAAAAATGTGATTAAAAGTTTAGTCGATATTTATGGCGAAGATCATGTTAGCAAACTATCAACAATTTCTAAAATGAAACCAAAATCTGCTATCGGTGAATTTGCCAAAGCTTTATACATTCCCGAATATGAAACTGAAGCAGTCAAAGATTCAATTATTGAGCGGTCTAGGGGTGACGCCCGCGCATTGAAACGGATTGAAGACACATTTGCGTTAACGGAAGCTGGAATAGAATTTATTCAACGCTTTCCAGAAATGCAAATCGCTACAAATATTGAGGGGCACGCTCGGCATGCTGGTGTGCATGCCGCTGGAATAATTGTTTGCAATGACCCGCTAACAAAATACGGCGGTATAAACGGGCGCGATTCGTCATTTATGATGGATTACAAAGACGCGGAAAGCTTGAATTTACTGAAAATAGATTGTCTTGGTTTGCGAACGTTATCTATTCTAGAATCTGTAGCAGATCAAATCAAAATGAGATATAGCGACTATTACACACTTCCGTTAAATGATAAAAAGACATTCGAGATATTCAACAGTTTACGCCTAACAGGGATTTTTCAATTCCAAGGCAAAGCGCTTCAATTTGTAACTAGACAAATGGGCGTTGAAAACTTTGACGATATCTGTGCAATTACTTCTATTGCTCGCCCCGGACCTATGCAAAGCGGCGGAACAAATATTTTCATTAACCGCAGAACTGGGAAAACACCGACGGATTTTTTGTCTAAACATGAAAGTGTCATAAATGCCACTAAAGCTACTTATGGTGTAATTATTTATCAAGAGCAACTGATGATAATTGCAAGAGAATACGGCGATTTATCGTGGGAAGAAGTCAGCGAATTTAGACGGTCTGTTGGTAAAAGTTTGGGCGAAGAATATCTTCAAAAGTTCAAAACTAATTTCATGAAAGGCGCGATTAGCAAAGGCGCATCGGAAATAGAAGCGACTATAGTTTGGGAAGCAATGGTTACGTTTGGCAAATACGGTTTTAACAAAAGCCATGCTTATAGTTACAGTTTGATTTCGTATTGGTCTGCTTGGGCGAAAGCACACTATCCACTAGAATTTGCTGTTGCCAATCTTAATCATACGAAAAGTGAAAATGAAGCAGTCAAAATTCTTAGGGATATGGTTCGGCATGATGGACTTGAGCATATCGCTTTTGATCCTGATACGTCACTAGAAAAATGGTCTGTTAGTGACGGTAAATTGTTAGGCGGATTGCTTAGCCTGAAGGGAATCGGACCTAAGAAAGCAAAAACGATTATTGCAGCTAGAAAGAATCCAAAATTGTATACGCAAGCAATGGTAAACGCGATTATGTATCCTGATACGCCTTTCACCATTTTGTTTCCTTGCGAACATTGGTGGGGCGAATTTTTCGACGAGTCAGAAAGATTTGGATTGACGAATCCACCGACGGAAATTGAAAATATCAGCAAACCAGATGAATATTTGTTTGTTGGTAAATTAATTGAATGCAATTTGCGAGACATGAATGAAGAAAGATTGCTCGCGCGCAGGGGCGGAAGATACGTTGCAGACCACAGATTTTTTCTGAATATGATTTTTGAAGATGATACTGATTCGATTGACGCTTCTATTGACCGTTACAAATTTGAAGAATTCGGACGCGAAATAAACGATCTTGCCAAAGTCGATCATGATTGGTTTTTAATTAAAGGAACAATCAAAGATAGCTGGCGAAGAATTAACATAACGCAAATTCTTAATTTGAATCAATGGGGCAAAGAAAACGGAATGGGGCCAGACGCCGGGGAAAATATTAGCGATGATATCGCCTTCTAGATAAACCGAACCCAACCAAAACCACCCGCTAGGGTCTTGATTGGGTCGGCTTGTTCGCGCGTTATGGGCGCGCGTTAAGTAAGGATGAACTCCCAAACAGAAGCAGCGATTAAACCGCCTATAGGCCATCCTGCAGCTTCAATCAAGCGGTGTTTGGTTATCCACCCGAACCATCCTGCTTGCTCTCTGTGCAATTTCTCATTCTGAATCGACCATACATATCTATGTTGCGTTTTTTCCCAGAAAAACCCATAAATGACCAAAACCGGAACCGACAAAAAGACATTGTAAGAAGTCGCCAACACTAACGCGATTCCACCAAAAATATGAAGTGCGATTCCCATTATTTCACTCTTGTTTGAAAGCAATATTTTTCAAGATAATGAACCCTGTGGGCCACAAGTTCATTTTCTGTTGCTCTATCGTTTTCGTCATATTCAAAAACTGAATTAAGCGCAATGGCATAATCAAGTTGAGGCTCAAATTCGCCTTCCCAGAATTCCGCCCGTTCGCAATTACCGCTTGGACTTACGCAGCTTGTCACGAACAACGCCACCAACCCCACCCATACTATCCCATTTTTCGCCAGCTTTTTTGAAAACTTTTGTTGCTTTGATTTTTTCTTTGAAGGCATTTTTCTTAGCATTGTCACCACCAGATTTATAAATCCAAGCAGCCACACCAACTAAAGTTAGCAAAATAGCTAAACCAATTGCTAGTTCGGGCGTCATGCGTTCTTCGCCTTACCATGATTCATACCCATAAAGTTAATACCATCAAGAATATGTTGCACAATCTTATCATCAGTTTTGTTAGGTGTGAATCTTGCAACTACAGCAAATGCACCAAGTATTTCAAGAATTAAAGCACCATTATTCAGAACCCAGCTACCTATATTTGTAATCCATTCCATTTTTTTACCCCCCAGTTAACATTGATCAGAATTGCGCCAAGCTTCTTTGAATTTTTCGCCTTGCTTGTCTACAAAATGTCCATAATCCCATTTAAGTGTTTTCTTCAAATCGCAAGCTTCCGCGATTTTCTTCAGTCGGTCCCAAGGCCAATCCATCGACCATGAATCACGATTTGGAAATTGTTCCTGCTCACAAAAAGCCCAATCAATCGCTCTTGCACAGGGTTTCCCGTCTTGCCGGATGTTATGCCAACCCTTTTTAATTTTGGTGACAATTTTTCCGGGTGTCGTTCGTCCCTGTGCATAAAGTTTTTCTTGCTTCGTCAAAGTGTCATAAGTCCGAACAATGAAAATTGGATACCCATACGCGCGCATTGCCGCCATTGTCGCATTGCATCTTATTCTAGTTGCAGTATGAAGATCGCTTTTTGATTTACTCAATTTCATCATCCTTAGCACAGTCAACAAGTTTGCCTTCATCACACAATTTCTTCAACAGTTCTTCTTCTGCTTTCTCAACTGTATCTTGTCGAATGTGAATTTCTGTTAGTTTTTCAACTGCTTCCACAATAGTTACTTGCTCTGTATGATCCGTTTGCGCGACACTAATATGTCCGAACCACCACCAAAGCAAACCGCCAATAGTTAGAACGAAAGCAATCACCCCATGTATTTTTTCAATTTTCATTGTGGGCGTCCATGTTCCGTATGCCCATGCTCAGCATACCCATTACAGATTATTTGCAAATCTCTAATTGATTTAGTTTGCTCGCAAATATCTTGTTCAATTTTATTAAAAACTTCAGTTTCATCAATAATATGAATTTCAAGCATGTTTTTAATCGTTGCTATTTTATCAAGTATTTCTTTGTGTTTCCATCCGAACCATCGACCGCTAACAAAAATAGCCACAATACCCCCGATAACTAGGGCCGCAATTTCCAAAGCCGTTTTAAAATCATCGGACATACAATTAACTTCTCGGTGCAATCAAAAACATATCAACCCATGATGTTATAACCAAACTATTCTTCGGCCCACCACCACCAGCATTAGCAGTAACACCGTACATAATTTCAGGCGTATCAGGATTCACAATCGGAATATCAATCGCGCTTGCAGTATTGTTATTGGAAGCATCACCAGTTGTTAGAACCATAAATGATTGCTGGTTTCCAGACTCAAGAGGATTAGAACCGCTCAAGGTTCCAGCAGCATCATCAGGGCCGAAGTGAAATGTCGGCGTAACACCATTCGCATAAGACATACCCTTAACAGAATAACAACACTTAGGAATATTAAGCGGTACTGCGGTCCAATTTCGTAAAGTTGTCAGAAGCTCATGCTCATGATCAGAATCATGTTGGTGTAGTCTCATCTCGCCAGCGTTTGAAACTGTAAACCTTGAAATGTGTTCGGCTGCATTATTCCAAAAAGAACCAATGCAACGTTCGTCGGTTCTCGAAGGATGATAACCAGCTTTGTTTCCAGTTCCGGGTAAAGTTGGAGCGTCGGCAGAAAGTACGGGAGCCATTGCGCCGCCGTCGTTATCAACATACATATAATAGGGTGTTGACGATGTTTCCGAACCCGTATCAAGAACCGAACCACCAACACCAAAATCGCCAAGAATGAAAACTAGATCGCCAGTTTGCGAAAGCTTAGTTCCGTCAATATTTATTTCGATGTTACCACCAACACCCGGCGCAACAGTTACTGTAGTGTTGTCGGTCCAAATTACTTGACCAATTCCCAAACCCGGTGACAAACTAGATGGTGTTATAATATCGCCAGACGAAAAATTTGTTAGAAGAAAATCAGTTCCGTCATAACGTATCCAAGCGTCACGAGCCGTTATGATATCATCAGCATTTAGCGCGTTTCCGTCTTCGCGCTTAATGTCTTTAACGCCAAGCGTTGCGACATTGATAGTCGATGCGCCGGTATTTGCAGCTGTTGGGCGGAAACGTACAGTCATCCCAACAAAATAATCGGGTGGCGCTTGAAATCCAGCAATTTTGGTTGCGGTATAAACATCAGCCGCACCGCCGCCGGTATACCAATCGCCAGTCGCAGCGTAACCAGCAATGGATTTACCAAGTTGGTCTAAATCACCGTTACTTAAACCTTGCCCAAACGCTTCAATAACATTTTGAACTTCAGTCGGTAGTTGATTCCATTCAGCGGCAGTAAGTGTGTTCCCTGTGATTTTGCCGGTAAGATCTTCCACGAATTATCTCCTAAACAACATTTTCATATCTAAGATTTACATTTGCGGGCTTAAAACGTTCAAATAAACATTCTAGTGTTGCAAGATCCTGTGTACCAAAAGTTATTGGAAATGTATATGTGAACGCTTCGCCGATATTTTCGATTGGAGCAATTATTAAAGTGAATCGCGCTTCTTTATCGCTCCCAAAAGATATCGTCGGTGCCTTACCATAAATTCCACGATTCGCGCCGCCTTCTGCGTTAATAATAATGTTGAACTTTGCGGCTAGGTCAATAAAATCTTGCGGTGTTTGCAAACCGTAACCAGCAAGCTTAATCAGAACCCCTATTCGGCGCTGATCATCCGTTCCGTCACCCTTCAAACAGCTATCAGGAATTGCAAGCGCGGATTCCCATTCATCTAAATAATTTTGTGTTGTGTCGGGAACGGTATCCCTTCTGAATAACGCTATTAGCGAATCAACTTTCGACATTTCTGTTGCAAATCCAAGCAACAATTTTCTGATGTTAGTTCCGATGATATTTTTAGCAGCAAAAATCTTCCCGCTAGGAAGATAATTTGCGAGTGTTTGCGCTTGCTTTTGTTGAGTCAATACAACCGGAATTTTTATTGTCATGAGAATGTCACATTCCCTAGCGTGCCGATTTCACCGGGATCAATTGTAATATCTGCCGACGGTGCGCTCAATGTAAAGCTATCCAATTCAACGCCCGTAACTAGATCAACAGTGTTAAAAATTGCTGCGTTGTATGCCTCTTCAACAACTGTAACGCCAACTTCTGTACGTTCTGCGAAGAATTGATTTAGACTATTCTCAATCGCCGTCTTCATCGTAACAGTGTTAGGCGAGATTGCAGAGAATGTAAAGTCCGTCGATACTTCTGTTGGAGCGGCAACAATTACATCAGTTTCTACAGTGTTTGCGGGCATGATTTGATCAACAATTGCTGCTTTTACTGCCGCAACTTCCGAAGAATCGGGAATCGGGCTATCGTCATTATCGCGCATGAAATAAATAGTTACTTGCCCAATTTCAGGGAAAATTTCTTCTACAAAAACCCTTGTAACACCAGCAATTGATTTTGCCACAGCAGTTATTTCAGCGACATTAAAATGTGAAATTGGATTTTGAATCGCGTCAAGCAATCTAGTACGCAAACTAGAATCAACTTCTTGATCTGCGCCGCCGCCAAGAGCGCCATAATCAACGCTAGCGCTATCGTCAACTTCAGTTATTGGACTTGTAAGGGTCAAAACAGTGTCGAAAACTTGATTTTTATCAACACCAAAATCAGTCGATTGAACTGGAATTGATACAGAAGTGAAACCGAGCAAAACAGTTCCCGTCGCGTCAGCAGGAGAACCGCTAACCGCATATGTCAAAGTTTTATCGCCGGTAACGGTACAAACAACCCCAGTTAAATTGTATTCAGATTCATTTGCACCAGATACAGTAATCAAGACATTTGATGCGATTAAATGATCATTAGTCGTTGTTAGTGTCGCTATTCCGCCAGATTCTGTTATTGAAGTAACAGCCAAAGACTGAAGAACAATTACACCAGCAGAGGTTGCGGCATATCTAACGCCGTCGCTATCGGTCCAAATTGACGGATCGACGCCAGTTACAATCGACCCACCAACTGCGCCAGTAACAGCAACATTACCTATTGCGGGCGTTGCGGAAATGCGAAGAATATTCCAAATAGCCGCCCATTGTTCGAGATTAATAACAGCTGTATCGGGGATTGCTTCTTTTTCTGCTTGTCTCAACGCATAGTAAAAATCAAACACGCGATTCGCGCAAGCAGTTACCAACGCGCCTAGCCAACTATTTTTTAGAAAGGGATTAGCGTTAGGTAGTTCCCTAATCACATCAACTTTCATTCGCTGATCAACTTCTGTTGCTGTTTTCGGTAGTTCAAATGCCATTTAGAGTACTCCACCCCGAATAAGCCCTTCAGGATTGTAAGTTATAACGTAACCATTTGTGATAATTGCATATTCCCAATTGCCACCGACACCTGGATTATCTCCCGTCCCTGGTTCACCTTCCCTGGGAATAGCTTGGAATCCGTGAGTCTCACCCTCACCGCCATCGCCGCCCTCAGAACTACCGCCGCCGCCGCCACCACAACCACCAGATATAGAACCATTATTCATAAACGTTATTGGGTGGAACATTTCAATACAAGGGAAACCGCTTTGTCCGGGTTCGGCGTCACGATCCTCAACACCGCCGGTTGGACTACCGGCACCGCCCGTAGGCCAATTTACAACATAGACACCATCTACACCATTCGGTAAACCTCCGGCGCCAAACGAGTTAGCACCGCCCCCGCCACCGCCGACACCTCCATTACCGGATACTTCACCACCGCGACCACCGCGACCACCTGCACCAAGAATTTGATTATTAAAATCGTTAAAAATTGTAATTTTGCTATCAGGGTGCCAACCCTTACCTGTTGTCATTGTCGGAGCACCAACACCAGCGAAAGGCCAACGGCAATAGACAATAACATCAACCGCGTAACTTGGGTTTCCAACTTTATCAAAAATATTGTAACTAACAATTCTAGTTCCATCGAGCGGGCCTAAATCAGTAGAAGGAACTGTTAGTTCAAAATAAGTTTGAGGTTTAGGGACTTCAACGCCTGTATTATCCCATAAAGTGTAATAGCGATGATCAATTTTTGAGTTTGGTCTATAAATTATTATGTTTATATCTACACCACTAGCAGTTAAAATAGCTTCAACATCAATTGCCAAAGCGTAATCGTCGTCAATCAGCCATTGTAAAGATTGCCTTGCAGCAGCTGTAATTCCATTCAACACAGATCGTGTTAGGCGCGCTTGCTCATAGAGCCAAATCTTTGATCCGATTTCAAAACCGGGAGTCGATTCGTTTCCAATCCATCCGCGCCGCATATGTGATTGAAAAACTTCAGATTCACTAGCCCGACTTTCGGCAAATAAACTAACCAAAATTGCAGAGTCAAAAAAATCTTCAGATCTGATATCACCAGAAACAACCGCTGGTTTCATTATTTCAATTTGATCAATATACATTATGTCATCAACTTGAGTAAATGGCCCAGCAAAAGCATGTATTTCAATTTCAGTAATTGCTGTAAAATCCAAATTTCCAGCACTACTATCAGGGTCATCAGTAGAAAAATTTACTTTTAGTTGAAGCCAGCTTTCCGCTTTTATAAATTCAGATCTATCAAAAAACCAAACTTGCCAATCAACACCTACATCACTATGAATTTTAAGTGTTACAGCATTGCCACCAGTGTTAAAATTTTCCCAGAAATTTGCCCCTATGTATATCCAGAAACTTAAAGTTGTGTCGGTAAAATCTGCCGCATCAAAAGTTCTAATTGCATTTAGAGAATTGTCAGAAGAAGTTGCTACAAATTTTAGTGAACCACTAGAGTTAGGCGAAACTATTACGCCTTCATCAAACAAATCATTTTTTACGTCTGGAGTCCAATTTGTAGAGTCATTAAAACAAGAAAGAAATAAAATTCTTTTTTCAGATTCTCCTACGAAATCCAAATCATAAAGACCACCGGGAATTTTTTTCAAATATGCGTCAATTCCAACAGTCATTTATTCACCTTTCAAAACTGTGGTTGTATCGGTTCCAACTACAGCGGTAGTGGTTGGAGCATTAGTATTTCCGCTGCTTGGGGTCGAATGTATATGAAGATTAAATAACGCTAGAAATGCTTCATTGCACAGAAATTCAGTTGCGCCGCCGTCGCTTCCTTCAACTAACGTTCCAAGCAAATCAACAAGTGCATTGCCGTCAACTGTAACTGTCCCCGTTCCTGTAATTGTAGTTGGACCGACTGAATCAATAGTTACTGCAGCACCCGCATCAATATCAACTGCGCCAACTGCTACAATTCTTGTTATTCCAGTTGTAGTTAATACTGCATTGATAGCATCGACGTTTACGTTACCAAGTGACGATTTGATATTTATATCGCTAGTGGTGGCTTCAATATCAATACCACCATCTAGCTTCATATGAATAAAAGATTGCGTTGTCGGGTTGTATATCAAAACTTCACCCGGATAAAGCGGAGTTGGTAAAAGCGTTCCACCTCTTTCCTTCGGACTACCGGGAAACATAACGCGGTTTTCTGGATCGGCGCTCATGGCCAACATAACAGCTAGCGCGCCCGCGCCGGGGTTCGCGTGATACCCGTAAGGATACCAAGCCAATGCGTCAGCGTTCTTCCCCATATAAGTTACTTGATGCGTAGGGAAATCTTGATTATCGCTAGAAAAAGCGGTAACAACAGCCCATCGCAACAAATTCTTCATCATATTTACAACGCTCATTAATTAGTTCCAAATTCTGCTTGCGGCGTCCAAGGAACCCATACAGGGATTTGTTCTTCAGTGTCTATCACAATTGGTTCGGTAACGCTTTCTTCAACCAATCCTTCGCCCAATTTATCTATTGACGTTTGAGTGGGAAGCGTTAGCGTATAAGCATCTTTGTGTATTAGTGATAAAACAGTTTGTCGGCCACCGTCGCTAAGACTAAATTGAACAGAATTAACTAGCATTCTTGAATTGATTCCAGCAAATTCATCTTCAACATTTACAAGTTCGTTGATTGCCCATAGATTACCCGTCTGATTTCTAAACCCGTGAACTGTTGCTGAATACACTTGACTGCGCGATTTTCTAATATTGTATTCCCATTTATTTCTTTCTAGCATGCTCTGTTTTGAACCGGAATTTTCAGCTGTTACACAATATTGTCTACCGGGGCGTATACCAA